TGTCCAGACCCGCACCCCAGATGCAACAAGAAGCGATGGATGCTTTCGCAAATCCTAATAAGCAGAATGTCCCTCCCCCACCAGGTGATGAGGAGATTGACTATGGTGAAGATGAACCAACCTTTGGTTATGGTTCCATCGATGAAGAGAAGGCTGATTTGATTAATAAACTTGGTCGGTTAGAAAAGAAGGGGTTCGCTGTGAACAAGCGTTTGAATGCCTATTCAAATGTTGATGAACTTCGTTCGGAAGTGAAGAGGATTACGTACAGTATAGATGTTGAGCAGTCTGTCCGTTTTTCTAGGCGAATGCTCGTCGCCTGTGTAACAGGTCTCGAGACCCCTTTGAGATTCAGTTAGAGGGTTGGTCCGAGTCTGTGATGGAAAATGTGGATGACTATGATGGTGTCTTTGAAGAACTCTATGTGAAGTACCGATCCAAGGTGAATATCGCCCCAGAGGTCCTATGATGTTCCATCTTACCAATTCTATGTTCAAATCGGTGATGCCCAATATGAATGATGTCATGAAGCAAAACCCAGATCTCATCAAGAGTATGATGAGCGCTGTTCAGAACACCACACGGAATACCGATGGCCCAGCGGTCGATGCACCCGTCGGTGGCACTGGTCAGTACGAGATGAAGGGTCCCGGACTTGATATTTCCAGCCTCATGGGTGGGATTTCTATGCCACCTCCACCTCCTATGAACACCAACATGGGAACATCTGGTACCATTCAAGAAGAGGATGAGGATGATGTTTCCGATATCATCTCCGTTTCGGGTGACTCGACGGGTGGTGAGGTTCGACAGGTAAACGAAAGAAGAAGACTGAAATTAATCTCTAAATATATATAAATGATAGCGTACTGTCCACTGGAGGAGCTGAATCCTCCAGTCAAACAGCAAAAGCCAGTCGTGGAACTCGAAATCGAGGAAGATAAACCAACGATTGGTCGTGAAGAAACTGAACTCAATTATGTCGTCATGGCTTTCATTGTCGGCGTGTTTTTATCTACCGCAGGGTTTTCCCTTGTAGTAAATTTAATATGTGTACTCGAAACCCGAACCACCCAAGTTTACATTACCACCCGCACCACTGTCCAGGTCTGGTGTAGTGAAACCTTTGTGTGTAATCGTTTTTAGAGATCCACCAACCCCAGAAACTAATTCAACGAAAATATCATATGCGTAGTTTTTACCGGTATCCTTAATTATTGGTACAATCTGTACCGAGCGTTTCCCTGTTCACCACAGTGGGACTCCATGGATACAGGTTAAGACCACTGAACATATTCTTAGTTCCTATGGCGATTGGGAGTGATGGTGTTGTTCCGTCGTGCGTACCTCCCTGAACTTCGAGTATCATGGTACTTACGTTGTCGACGTCTCTCTCAATTGAGCGACAATCTTAGCGTAGAATGTTTCAGGTCCAAAGTTTAGTTGCACATCTTGACCACCACCCGTTGTGATTGAAAATTGTTTAGAATACCGCTTACATGCAACTTCATTCGAACCTGAGATAAAGCCACCACCCACTTGAAGTGCTGTAGTCGCATCCACACCACCCAAATCGATAGCTACTTGGTTACCAAGATCAATTTTACCATCAATTTGAAGATCACCAGCTATTTCAACGTTGCTATTGATCACTACATCCAAAACCGCATCAATTACAACATTACCAGTCACATCACCATAGATATTGGAAACACCACCGGGTGTTTTGAACTCCAGCATCGCATCCGCAGAAGAGTGTTCTAGTCGAGCCTTACTGTTATACACAGTGAAACGCTCACTCGGATTTACCGTTCCTATTCCCACATTACCCGAATCAATTATATGAATACCATCAACTTCAACGCTATTATTGACCGCACCTAAGACAGTCCCGTGTACAGAATGTTGACACCTATTTTGTTATTGGTTCCAGGACTTTGTAATTTAAGAACATCTATATCTGTTGTGACATCTGAGTAGATGTGCACATTTGTGTCGGGTGAATTTGTACCGAAACCTACGAGACCTTCATTTGTAAATCGTGCATATTCGGTACTGGTACCAGACACCTTTTGTCGGAAAACTAAAGGTGCATTTCCAATAGATTCTATTAAATTTACTGGACCAACCGCAGCTGTAAATATATCTAAAGCACCAAACTTCATTGACTGATCCTGTGCGAACTCGAGACCACCACCGACATAGAATCGAGTAGCACTACTTACGTCTAATTCACCTTGGTCATCTAAAGGTAAAGCTCCTATGACAACTACACCCGAAGGAGTTATTGTCATTGCACGTGATACCACCGAACCATCACCTAATAATGCCGATTGAATTTGATTAGTACTCAACGAGGGTAAAGTTGTGTTGTACGTCTGGAAAAGATGCTCGGCCGCTATTGAACGAATCCTATCGGGGGCGGCGGTACCCGTTCGATCGTTACCCTTGAATATAACAAGTTCGGATTTACCAAGGTTATCATATAGTCGCTCTGTGATGAACGTATTACCAAATTCATCGGAAGATACACCACCAAATGTGAGTTGGTTTCCTATGACAACATTACCGTTAACTTCTAATTTAGCTCGGGGTACATCGGTGCCTATACCAACATCACGGGTAGTGCCATCGATATACAAACCCACATTTATGGAATCTGAAACGTCTTTTTCATTCCTCGTAATTCTGAAATCACGTTCCCCCGTTACACCAACGGACCACCCTCTAAAACCACTATTTTGACTTGATTGGATGTATGATGTAAATGTATTTCCTGTTATAAGGTCGGTTTGTGCGGCTATAATCGCATCACCTTGCCCAGATCCATGCTGGTTATGAACAAGTATACCATTCTCCAATGGATTTGCAATGCCCGTACCTATAACTTCTAGATGTGCTCTGGGATTTGTTGAACCTATACCCACCCTACCATCACTTTGGAGGGTGAGGATATCCTTTTCATCCGTATAATTTTCATCAGTGAGGTAGATGTCCAATTTCGTTTTGGATTTTAACGAAGTGTCATCATGTTTTCCAATTTTGAATGTCGCTCTCACACCATCGAATGTACCACCAACACCCTCTCGTGTCAAGTGCATGACCGAACCCTGATCTGTTTCACCTTGGATGGGTAAGGTATTCGTTACAACTAGTGGTGCCCCAAGATGGCTGAAACCACCTGAATTAACGACTTGATTATTGATAAAGACGGTTCCGCCGGATGTGTGGAGAAGGCCTTGGGGTGTTGCAGTGCCGACACCAACATTTGAATTTTCAAGGATGGTCATTTTGGGGTTACCCATGGTGTCGGTGGTACTCGTATAAAAGTTGAGACCTTTACCGGTTCCTACACGACTTTCAATCTTTGTCTGTGTTCCAATCACATCCGAAAATGCTTTCATGTAATTCGTCTCAGTTCCCATCGTGAACGCATTACTTCCTATGACACGGACTGCACCACCCACTGTAAGCCTGTCAGTGGGTGAGGTATTGGCGATACCCACATTACCATTGGATGCTACGCGTACTCTCTCAGTATTTTTGGTAAATAATCTGATATTCTGACTACTGGCTGAAGTTTTAGCGCCGTATATCTCAATCGCACTTATATTTGCGTTGAGTGGACCGGCTTTAATCACTACAGCATTTGATAATGTGTCACCATCATCAGTATCAGCGTGAATGAGTACGTTCGCAGTAGATGTAATTCCGTGATGAGACGATTTGTAACTGTATTACCTAGAATTGTTAATGTATTTGCGGCAGTGGAAGCTGTATTTACGAAAAATTCCTCACCAATTGAAAACGTATCAGTTGGATTTGTATTGGCTATACCCGTTGGCGCGTTACCAGTTGTTTGAATACTATGGGCTTGGATAGTGGATGTCACCACCATCGGTATCGCCGCATCCGCATCCAGAGTAATGAGACTACCTACAGTAAGTCCATCATCCCCTATTCGCATACCCTTGAAGTATCCGTATCCATTGGCATGTAGAACATTCGCAGATGATGTCGCAATATCATTCACATATACATTTGAACCTATGGAAAGACTATAATCGGGTGAGGTGTTGGCTATACCCACATTGTTTTGTGTGTATAATTCCCCGAAAATTTGAAGATTCGTCGTAGTCGCTGGATCAATCGTAAAGTTTTGAGTAAGAGGTCCACCGAATGTGCGACCCAGTTTCATCATGTCGTCACTTTGTGTGTACCCAAAAAACACATTAGCATCTCCAGCATTTTGAACCATCAACGTGGCCATATCATAATTTCCATCATTTCCTGAAAATGGACCACTATTCGTGGGATCTGTAGCCATTTGAATGACGGCATTTGATATGACAAGACTGTTCACTTCCAAATAATCTGGAATTTCTGTGATGGATAAGTTACCAACCATTTCAGTGTTTCCAAAAATCCGAAGCACACCATTCTTGACGACAACATTACCATTTTCAAATACAGCCACGTTAGAATCTGTAGCTGGGTCAAGTTCATTACCTACATTCAAAAAACTACCCACAGTCGCATTAGTTGTGAATGTATTTCCAGTAACTTCGAGAACGTTTGAATCGCTACCAGTTACCTTAAATTTGTCAACTAGTTCAAGCTCATTTGCAAATGATAAATTAGATGTAAAAATGTTACCATTTACTGTGACCAAATCACGATTATCTAAACCGACAAAGAATTCCTGGTTATCACCAACTTGGAAATCATTGACTGGATTTTCTGTTTTAACACCAATTTTATCCGTTACGTTCATGCGTGCAGTCTTGACAGTTTTGGAGACATCCAAAATGACTTCTTGACCACTTTGCATAAAGAGATCTGCACCGATAGAGAAACTCTTTGTGGGAGCTGTGTTAGCAATACCGATACGATCAACTACAATTTCATCTGCTTCAATCTCACTCGTAATAATACTCCGTACTGTAGTGAGAATATCCTGCTCTGTGGGATCAGCGTCCATATTCGACACAAAAATCTGATCGAAACGAACAGTTCTACCCATCTATACATTAACTACCGAATAAAATTCCTGCTAAACCGTCCTTGATTCTCAACACGTTATAATTTAATGCGTACACAACAAGTCCCTGGTTACTTGGTCTATTCAATCCCTTCTCTGCGCCTCGGATGGTTAACTTGGCGTTATCAAGCCGACTGAAATTACAGGAACCAGATGGATTATATTCTGAAGCATTCATACAGAAATGGTAGGCGAAGAAACGGGTATACATTAGTACCTGATTCTCTGCGATAAATTCGGATGTTCCAAATGACGACTTGAAATAATTTTGAATGGTGTGAAAGTACATGGGACTCATCTGTTCAAGTAGAGGTATCCCGTTTATTTGTAAATCGGCATTCTTAAATGTGAAACGATCATTTGCGAAATCGCCACTGTTTGCACCAAACCCAAAGAATAACGATTTAACTGGGTGATTGAAAGAAGATATGTCACATACGTTTTCATTACTGGCCAATGTGTTATCGATAGTAGTCGTGAGAGGAAACTCGATTTTTTGAACTTGTGTAATGACGAAATCTAACGATCGACTAATCAACGACTCTCTTTCTTCTTTATCTAAATACACGTAGTTTCCGTATATTTTAGCCGTCTTTTCATCGGTTGTTATAGTAGCTAAATTTGCTTCATCAAAATTAATTCGTATCTCAACTTCGTGATGTTGTAATGCTATGAGAGGTAAAAATGCTTTATGATCACAAAAAAAGAAATGAAGTGGAACGAATGTAAAGTTAGATGTCGAAGTTTTATTGTTAAGTTCTTGAGATTTATTCCATGTATCGGCTAAGTAGTTTGGCCATATATCACCAAAGTAGTCATATGGCTGAGAATCCACTTTTTGACCACCTATAAAGAGGTCTAGTGTAGAATTAAAAAATAGATTGGAGGCGATATTCGCATTAGAGTTTATAGAACTCGATTCAAACCATAACCCATTAATAACGTCACCCAATACAGGAATTTTAATAGATGTATCTTTGTCTGAAATATTTTTAATGTATTTGGGTGCTTGAGAAAAGTTTGTATGTCTCGTAAACTTCATCCGGAAAAATGAATGTCCATCGTCACTCGTCAAGTAGACATCCATTTAATAGATGTTCAGATTATAAAAACAGACACTTTCCCTGAGGGAAGTCACTCTTCTTTTCTTCTACAACCTTTCCACGGATATTGAATCCGCCTTGTCGGTACACCTTCATCCGTTTGTAATACATAGCTGTAAAAATGGACCAAGGGTCGTGTACGTCATAGATATGAGGATCATTCTTCTTTCCTTTTGTTTCTCTCATGATTCTTCCAATACTTTGAGTAATATCAGACTTGGGACTGGCTAAGATAACTGTATCAAGAGTTGGAATATCTAAACCTTCGTGGGCTTGGCTGAATGTTGCGAAGATGATCTTCTTTTTTGAAGATTCCTGGAGAGCGGCTTCTTTCATACCACCCATATAGAGTCCTGAAGTTTTAGGGAAACATTGGTGAAGAAATTCACAGTGAAGTCTGCGATCACTGAGAACTAAAAGTTGTCGAGTACCCGCTGAAGCCTTTTTCACCAACTCCACCAACATCTTATTTCTTTGACGATCTTCGACTAAATACGTACTTGTTCTTGATTCTTTCTTTCAACCGCAAAGAATGTTGGACCCATAAACCAATGAAGCACTTTAGTGAGACCATCTTTTCGTTCGGGTGTCGCTGAAAGTCCAAAGATGTGCCTGGGACACATTTTAAATAAACTTTGACTAAATACCTTTGCACAAATATGATGTGCCTCATCTACTATGAGAGTTCCTACACTATCAAAGTCTGAAAATGAATATTCTTTGAGTGACAGAGACTGGAGCATAGCGATGACAAAGTCACAATTGACTTCCTTCTTATCCTGTTGTACTACACCAATCGTGGCACCCGGGCAAAACTGCTGAATCCTTTCTCGCCATTGATCTGCCAAGAATTGTTTATGTACGACAATCATGGTTCTGTACCCCAACTTACACGCTATGGCCAAGGATACCGTCGTTTTGCCATAGCCACATGGTAGAGAAAGGACGCCATGCCCTGCTTCAATTGCTGCTCGGAGGGCATCATTTTGGTGTGTGGAATCTCGAAGTTTCCCAACAAACTTGGTATCGATGCGGGTAGGTTCCGGTCTCTTGTCTTCACTCGGTTCTCCAAGTTTAGAAGTTCCATAGAATCTTGGAACGCAGACTCCATTCTTAGCTGGTCTGAAAACTTTGAAAGGTGGTGGAGGGAATCCGTAATCCCCATTTACTATAGGTCTTACGGTGAGTTCCTTTTTAATTTCCTGAATTGGACCCGTATTCACGATGTATCCTGTTCGGGAGAGCATACTTATTTAAAGATGCGAAACTTTAAATAAGTACACGATGCCCACTCTCGACATTGATGAGAATATTAAGCGACTTCAAGCAACGATTGAACAGATGACCCAAGAGGTTTTTCGTCTCCAAGGAATGCTTCAAACCTTTTCTGATTTGAAGAGGGGTGGCGTGAACACAATTGAATTACCCACTGATCCTAGTCAGGGACTTGAGAAGATTGAGGAAGAGAGTACCCAAGATAAGCCTGAATAATTACCAACATTCCATACACCCTTGAACTCTATTTCAAGTTCAACTTCATCATTTTTGACAAGAGATTGAATAGGTTTTCCTTGAACGTTACACATGACTCTTCGGTACCTAAATGGAACTTTTACTGTTAGGATGTTACCATCCAATGGGTTGTCGATATTTGGGTTAGATAGAAAACGCCATTTATTTATATGCATTCGCTCTATAATTTCTGAACACTTAGATGGAATTATAAAACGAATATACTTTTTATCATTGAAGTCATAAATGGGTTCGTGTACCTTTCCTAGAAACTTCATTTCTTCTTAAAATAAACTAACGTTAAAACTATAAGTATCACAAAAGTGTACAACAAAACATGGGAAACGAGAATAGGTTTGAGTGGCTTTCTGGTACCGAATACTTGATGACTCAGAGATCTCGACACTTCAACGGCCGACTCGATACTCGAGTATGGTGTATTTCTAGGGGACATCATACCACACATGGCAACTTTTGAACAATTTCCAAAAAATGGGAGTTGACCATGGAGACTGAGAACACCCGATGATTGAGAAAATGTCCACTTGCCATCTTCCCATTCCGCACCCCATCCAATGCGTATATCATTTGGTTCGGGTAAACCGAGTTGTTTGAGAACTTCACCTTTTATGACTTCGGGACTTGAACTCATAATCTCTTCGGTCAAATGACATATAACACATGAAACCGTTTTTCCATCTGAAAGAACTTTAGGTTGTAAATTCCATTTGGTTTGTGTTGCTATTTCTATATCTGTTTTCAACACCGGTTTCTTGTCATAATCAAGAAGAACATTTATGGCACCGTATGTACTTCCTCGTAACTTTTTCTCTGCATCGGGACCCCAGTTATCACCCAAGAGTTTTAGAGCTGGGCTGTTATCTACACACAAGAATAACATACCATCGTTTATAATTTGATCGGTATCAAACTTGGCAGAATATCCATCACTTCGATACTCTATGGAAGTTACTTCAGTTCCAAAAATGAAATTAACACCGTGATCTAACAAACACTTTTCCATGGCATCACACATCACTTTACCAGAGACTCTTTGTGTATACATATTCGAAAGTGAAGTATGATCTATATTTTTTACAAATTCGTAGGCGGACATGACATCCCAAGTGACACCATCCATTATCAATGGTAAATGTTCTATGTATCCTCGACCCTTCTCACTGAGAGGTCCAATTGCTTCCATGAGAGATATTCCTTTGTATTTATCTGATTGTGTGAGTACACGAAAACAGAGTGAAATCAGGATTCTATAATCTCCAAAACTTAAAGACTTAAAAGCTGTGTCGAGATACTTCTTCTTATTCACGGGCTGAAATATATCATTCCATGAAATATTCATCTCTTTGAAGAATGATTGTGTATTGATAAACGCGCGATCGAATACGATCCTGTGTGCGTGAAGATCTCTTGTTTCGATTTCGGGCTCCCACCACGATCCACCAGCAGATAGTTTTCTATCATAGATTGTTATGTCATCATTTCCCGCTCTGAGAAATTCCCAAGCTAATGACATACCCGTAGGTCCAGCTCCCACTATATGAATCTTCATTCTACTTGTAGTGGATAAATTAAATCAGCCCAGTCTTCTCACGCTCCTCGGGAGTTTTCAATGCGTAAATAAATGACACGAAAATCACAGTGGATAAAATCGCATACTCAACATCTCTGGATGATGTTAAAGTAATTAGAAATAGGGAGAATAAACGAAAGAACTTGTTACCGAATAGAACTTTTAAACGCTGTGGGATCACGACGGCATTACCAGAGAATAAACCTTGGTAAAGTACGATGAGTGAAAAGACCAGTGATGGGGGTTGAAGGAACTTTTCGATTGGATTTGTGACTGATCCAAAAAGATTAGAAATCTTCATTTATATAAGTTAAGAAAATAAAAACCTTTATAGAAAGTAGAATGTTATGTGTTTCTCAACGTGTACCAATCAAAGTTCCTAGTAGAAGGTTGAAAACATGGAAGTTTGCTGGTAAGTTTCTATGGAAAAATACCACTGTACAAAATAAATCAGAACTTGGTCGATGGACGAAAGAGGAACTCCT